CCTCGGTGAAGACCCCTCCCACCTTCGAAATGAAATGCTTCGGACGGCTGAACTGGTACCCGAGGGTAGTCATCCTCCGCTCGTACTCGAGTCGGACGCCGGCAGGCCACCAGGCTGCGAGATCATCTCCGCAGACCCGGTAGGACCTGTTGCGTGTCTTCCTTGAGACGCGAGGGTGGACGACCGCCCAGGCTTTGTCGGCGGCGTAACCCTGTGAGAGGGTTAGGACAAGCCAGGACAAGGGGTTTCCCATGAGGATTCCCCTTGTAACTGGTGTCCCAATCTTCCCTAGGTTGCGCTCGTTGACATAGCCGTTGGGCGCCAGTTCTTCCAGTTGCTCCTTGCATGTAGGGAGGAGGAGTTCGTGTCGACCTAAGAGAGCGAGTCCGGCGTCCCGGAAGTCTGGACCGACCTGCCAACCCTTGCAGAGCCCACGCCATATGGCCTGGGCCGAGCTTTGGTAAGCGAGGTCGGTTGCAGACTCAAGGTCCGTCGAGACCCACGAGCCGTTCCCCGGAAGGGGACCGGCCTCGAAGATCGACTCGATAGCTTTGTGCTTGTCCCCATTGAGGACGTCCCGCGCAGGCTGCCACTTCCGCAAAGCGGAAAAGGCGGTCTTTCGCAGGAAGTCCCCAGCGGAAAGGAGAGGGAATGGAGCGACCGTTACCACACGGTCTTTCCACCCCCTCTCGGCAATCACAGAGCTCCGCACAACGGGCACGTCACCTCTACGGAAGCGCTCTGCGACAGTCTTAAGACTGTCACGGAGCACCTCTGTGTCGATGACGGCTTTACGCCAATTGTCGATCTCGACCCATTCCGGATTTTCTCCCGATGGGGCTGGGATACCGGTTGCATAAACAGCCGGGTTATTCCAGTCCCAGAGGAGCTCCTCTGGAACGGCCGAGACCCACGACGGGCGGACAGCAAGCCCGCTGCGCGGCTCCTCCTTCCAGTCGATCCGAGAACTCACCTTCGCACTTGCGGAACCGTGGGCGGCCAAACGGCCGCCTTTAGCCCGCGAGTGGAACAGCTCGGCGGATCCGGAGAATGTCGGAGGGCGGAAGGAGCGGTTGATTGGGTAGGCGCAAGCCCACCTCTTCGACCATTCCTCAAGTCCTTCTGGCGCCCCTGGGTCAGAGCTGTCTCCCAACCGCCTGCGATGTGTCGCGAGGGCCTCATCGAGGTAACGCTTTCCCTTAACGGGGAGGGCGCGACCAAGGTG